TCCATCTTTAAATTCCTTTTGAAGTAGAGTATGCATCTCAACTATCCATCTCTTACAGATAATTGCTCCTGCCGATTGAAGTAATGTATTAAGTGCCGCATAGTTAGAACGTACAGGTACTTTCCTCCCATCCAACCCTATTATAAATCCTGACTTAGCTTTATTCTGTACTGCATTTCTTAATTCCTTCAAAGCAGGAATCTTACTCAGAAATTCTTTCTTTAATCTTGCTCCTTCCGCTTTACCCTTACCAACGATCTGACCAATCTTTTCGTTCCCTGCTCCATAGAGGAAACCATAGATGAAAGTCTTAGCTTGATCCCTTGTGGCAAGACCAGCAGATCTCTGATTGGCAGTATGAATATCTGATTCAAGTAGTAACTTACCATATCTACCGCCATCATACCTAGCCAGATAATGCGAAAGACAACGCAATTCCAGGCTAGATACATCAATTCCCAATAGATCCATGTCTGTATCTGGTTTAAACAATTCCCTACATACTGTCCCATAGGGTGCATGAGTATTCGGAACTTGAGCGATATTAGGGTGTGAGTGAGAACAGCGTGAAGTCTGTGCTCCCATCGTGTTGACTCTCCCATGTAATTTACCTTTCCTACAAAGTTTCATCCATGCTTGGTTACCCTCTGCTAATTGTGCTATCCGTTTATTTAACATGAAATATTTAGACATCAACTTAGCTTCAGGATAGTCTAATTTATTTAGAACCTTCTCATCAATCTTAGGTTCCATTGATGGAGTGAACTCTCTAGGAATCCACCCTCTCAATTCTTGTAGTCTCTTAGTTATATGCTTACGAGAATTAGGATTAAAATCTACAATCTTAATCTTGTTATACATTCCGTTCTTCCTTGGCCCTTCATCTATAATCCAAGATCCAAACACCTCACTTAATTTCTGTGCTAGAGTAGATCTTTTCTCTGCCAATTCTACATATAAATCTGCCCCTTTCTTCTCATCAAAAGAGAAGCCTCTCTCTTCCTGTCTGAAACAAATATCTGCAATCTTATGTTCCAAATCAACTGCTTCCTTAGAAGGAATATCAGGACGTAAATATTCATACAAACTTTCAGTAAGATGCACATCATTAACACAATAATCTCTCATCTCAGGAGTAAGCTTTTCAAATGCATTTTCCTGTTGATTATATGTCCCTTTGAAAGAACCTAACCTTTCTCCCCATGCTTTTAATGAGTGACTACCCCATAATTTAACAGCTATCTTCTTTATTACGCTATCTTCTTCCCTTATGTTAGGATAAAGTAGCCGAGATAGGATAAGAGTATCCATAACCTGATCTATAGGTACTGAAAATTGATAGAGATCTCTCAAAACTATCAAGTCAAAACCTAATATATTATGTCCAATTATTTTCTTATTTTTCAGGTCTTCCAATGCCATTAATATAGTTTCATGTGAATCAGCTTCGGTTAAATTACCAGTAGTAAGATTCCTATACACTAATAAATGCACCTTAGTAACTGTATCTAATAGACCATCTGTTTCAATATCTAAAACTACCTCTTCCATTTTGTTTCCTTCCTATTAAAAGTCTTTGTTTTCTTCCTCGCTAGTTTCTTCCTCAAATATATTATCTTGAGAAAGTTCTGTCATCCTCCCTGTCTGTCTGGAATACTCTAGTAAATTACAAATACCTGTCTCTCCTGTCCACCTGTTTTTAAGTATTCGTACTGTGGTAAGGTTAGGTGCATCCTCACTCTGTTGATTTCTCTCACAACCTACAACAATATCAGACAGTTGAGCTATTCCGTGTGTCCCTCTGAGTTGGTTGAGTGAAGTCTGTACTCCTTCTTCATGTCCTCTGTCACCACTAGGTCTCCTTAGATGTGAGACTAGGATCAGAGCACATTGTAATTCTTCTACTAAACTTCTCAACTTAGTCATTACAAAGTCTAACATTCTCCTCTCATCTCCACCACTTGTAAGACCTGAGATTACTATACTAATATGATCCAATATAATACAATCACACTCCATTCCTTTTACTAAGTAACGAATCTTATTAAATAGATTGTCAGGTTCCACACTACCCCAATGATCATAAAGGAATAGATTACCTGTACCTAGCACATCATCGAATCCATCTTTTAATTCCTCACTCGTACACTCTATGTTCTGTAGATGTATAGGTTTATTAAGGTAGAGTCCTATGAATCCTAACGCAGTACGTTTATTATTCTCTTCCAATGCTAGGTAACCTAGTTTAAGCCCTTGCAACATCAACGAGTAGCCTATCTCTCTACATATTTGAGACTTCCCTACTCCACTACCTGCAGTAACTGTTACAATTTCTCCCCTTCTTAAACCTTGGGTCATTGTGTTTAAACCTGAGAAGGGATAAGGAAATGATTCAATATTTTCCTCAGATGAAATCAGAGGCCATAAATCTTTTCCATCTATAATACCATCAGGTCTCCACACCTGTGCGTTCCAGATAGCAGAGATAATATCACTCTCCTTACCTTCCTTTAACATTTCATTCGCATCCTTCAAGGGAAGGTGAGCAATCTTAACTTTTCCAGGTGAGAATAGAGGTACACATTCTTCCACCGCCTTCTTCCCTGCTTCATCCTGATCGAACATTAGAATTACTGAATCAAATCCTTCCAGATATTCTAGTTCTCTTTGTAAACATTTCTTAGCTCCACCTGCTCCAGAAGCTACTGAAACAACAGGCCATTTATTCCCTTGTGCTTGTGATACTGACATAGCATCTAGTTCCCCTTCGGTTACTACTATCATCTTCCCTTTAGAGAAGAGATGTTTACCGAACAAGTTAGCTTTCTTAGTATCACCAATGAACAGGAAGTCCTTGTTAGAAAATCTTAATTTCTGTGCAATTATTCCATTGGAACCTTTGGCCCGATAGTTTGCTATCTGAACTTTCTTTCCTTTGAAATCACCTGTCTGGTAATCCCATTTATTAATAGTATCTTGTGTGATACACCTCTTTTGAAGCGGTAATTTATCACCCGATACGAAATCAGTTTTCATTTTTTCCTTCCTCTCCGAAATTTTTTCAGTTAATATTTCCCCTTGTTGATAACCACAGCTCGGACTAAAACAAAAACCATGACCATCATCATAAATAGCTAGGTTATCTTTAGATCCACACTTAGGACAAGGTACATGAGTAACACAAGTAGATTCTACTTGCTCTCTTCCAAAGTCGTCCATGTTTTATCATCTAGTTTAGAGTGTGCAGTTAAACTACCTACATAAGTATAGCCACTTGCCACTAAGAAATCTAAGAACCTATCTAATAATAATGGTAGAGTCTCTGCTTCAAATTGCATATCGACTAGATTATGTGAAGGTGGATTAAAATTCATTCTCACCTGACGAAATGTATAGGTCTCTTCCATTTCCCTATCCATATCTTCTTCTTCTTCCGGTACTGGTTTCATACCAGACCAATCAATTTTTTCTTGCATATTCCTCTTCCTGTTATATTTAGTTTTTACTTTATGTATTTGTGATCCACGATTTTTTATTCCCTTCCCCATTGTTTCTCCTTTTTAAAAATCAAACCATGCCTGTACATCAAAGTATGGACTGACCTTATTAGTGTCCACCTCATTAAATCCTACCACGTTGGCTTCAGGATATAATAGACACATTGATTTTACTAGATTTCTCAAGGTTTCCCATTGTCTAGCAGTATAATTTAATCTAGGTTCATTATCTTTGTTAGTTTCTACTCCACCAATTAGACATATTGATACCGACTGATCATCTAAATCTTCCGTATGTGAACCTACCTCATCTATATCTCTACCTGCTTCTATACTTCCATCTCGTTTTATTATTAAATGAAATCTTATATTTAAGAATCCTTTCTGTCTATGTAATTTATTTAAATCACATACTGTTAAATCTTCGCTAGGAGTTGAGTCGCTACAATGAATAATAATATACTTAGTTTCTTTTCTTTTTATCTTTGGTAGAATCATTTGTTATCCACTCTTCAGGAATGGAGCCATTTGCAAATTTGAATTTGTATTTGACTGCCCATTCATAACATTTTAGTTTTGAACCTTGAACTTTTTGATTTTGATTATAAAAAACTAATCTAATATCTAATTTAGGATTCTTCTTCTTAACTGCCCTTAATATTCTCTGAGCTTCTCTTCTAAAGAATCCTTTAGCTTCTATTATTATTCCGTTAGGTAATATGAAGTCAGGTTTATACTTTCCTTCCAGCGTATAACCTAGAACAAGTGTTTCGTATTCATAAGCTATACGCTTTTCGTCTAGGAAGGAGCCTAGTCGTTCTTCAAATTGGTTACGAAAACCTTTAGAAGTCCTCATCTTCTTCTTTAAATTCCAATGAAGTTGAATCTGAAGAGTCTTCAAAACCTTCCTCTTCTTCA